CGCGGATCACATCGCCGATCATGCAGTTGATCGCTTCGATGTCCGCCTCGAACGATATGAGCCGCCGCTGGTACTGGTTGCACTTGAGCCGGTACATGGCGGCGCGCCATGCTTCCGAGCGCTTGGTCACGCCCAGCAGCTGGATCGTGGTGCGGTAGTTGTTGGAGCTCAGGGCGTCGTTGTAGACGGTCAGGGTGGAGCGCTGGTAGCCGTCTTCGGCGTCGAGATATTCGACTTCGACCTCGGTGGCCCGTTCCTCGAGGGGGATGAAGGTCTCGGTGAAATTGTTCTCGGTGATGTTGCCGACCGTGAACATGGCCACCGGGATGGTTTCTTCCTTATCGATGGCAACGGTCAGGCGTTTCCCCATCCAGATCGGGCAGGCGCGGCCCACCTGGCAGACCTTGAGGAACGCCTCCCACACCGACCCCTCGTAATCGAACACCCCGTTGAAGGTGGCGCGGGCTTCGGTGCCCCCGTCGCCGTCGTCCACCGTTCCATCGCAAAACTGGGCCCACTCGCGGAACTTGGCATAGTCGATGTCGTCCGGGTCCATGCCGTCGTAGCGGATCACCGTGTACGGGTCACCGCCCGACCCGTCGCCGTCGATCACCGGCTGGGTGAGGATGTCGTAGGCCACCCAGGCCGGATTGTCGCTGTACATGATGATCCAGGCCGATCCGTTCCAGACCCGCACGATGGCGCCGTCCACCAGGCACGAGGCGCGCAGGCTGCCGCTCAGCTGATCGGTGGCCTTGGCGTTGATGGCGAACATGGCCGTCCGCGGGTATTTGAAATTGTCCTTATAGACGCAGCGGACCGTGGACAAATACACATCGTCGAACTTGTTGGGTCCCGTGGCGTCCTCGGTGAGCTTGGTGCAGCGCACGTCGTAGACGCCCTGGTCGGCCTCATCGATCCAGGCGAACAGGGTCACCACCCACGGCTTGGTGCGCACCCCGGTGAAGGTGAAAAAGTCATACTCGGTGGTCTCGTCCAGCCAATGCCAGGTGAGGCCGGTGCCGCAGGGGTCGTCTTCGGTGTGATCGCCGGGGTTGGTGCTGCCGGCCGTGTATTCATGCCAGATTGGCTGTCCGGCATGCATCACGGTCTTGCCGCAGGACCACCGCGATTGGTTGACGGTGATGCCGTCGGTGCCCACATCGTCGGTGTCGATCCAGTGCCAGGTGGTGCCGTTGGCCCCGGTCGCGCCCTCGACATGGTCGTCCTCATCGGTGCTCCCGGCCTGGAATTCGACCCATGAATAATCGATGTTCTGGCCGGTGAGCTGGGCATGCCCGGCATAGCGGCCGCGGGACCACCTAGAGGTCTCGATGACGATGTGGATGGCCGACTGGGTCTGCTCGTACTCGAATGGAGTCCAGGTGGCATCGCCCACCTTTTTGTATTCGACCCGCACGCTCACCGTGCGGTTTTCGTACTCGCCGGCATCATCGCCCTCGGTGTCCACTTCGTAGACGCCCTCGGGCATGGTGAGATCTACTTCCAGGCCGTCGAAATCATCTTCGGCGGGCTGGTAGGTGTATGGTGTGTCGTAGGTGAGCTTGACGCTCATGTGATGTTCGACGCGGGTGTCCGCGAACCAGGGGATGATCTCCTGGTCTATGGTGCCCAGGCGCGCCTGGGCGTAGGCGCTCTGGTATCTACTGAGCGGCTGGTCGTTGATCTGGAACGAGGTCATGCGCTTGACCGGCCCCATGCCGACGCACACCAGCACGAACAGGGTCTGGTGATGGCTGCCCTGCTTGATATGGGCGGCGATCACATTGCCGTAGACGCGCACCCGGCCATAGATTTTGGGGACGGATATGCCCTGCTGGGATGTGTTTTGAGGAGACCATGCGTAGGATGCGGAATCGCCCGCGGCATCGAAATCGGGCTTGGGCGGAGGCAGCAGCATGTTGATGAGCATGCCGCCGACCAGTGCGACCCCGCCGATGAACAGGTTGAGCCAGATGCCCTCGAGGCCGAGCATGGCCGGGCCGCCCACCCACCAGGCGGCGGCCACCAGGGCGATCATGAGGAGCGACCGCAGCAGCGTTTTCTCGCCGCCTTCGCCGCCGCCTCCGAGGCCGATCCTGGGTGCCACCACGACCAGGTCTCCGGCCACCGGGATGAGCTCCCCGAGTCGCGATGCCGGCACCAGGGCGCCGTTGTGGTAGACGTCGAGGACCATCCCGTCGAGCGGCCGCGGGCGCTCATCCACGAGATCCGGTGCGGCCCCGGCGGGCTCCGGGGTGATATCGATGATTTGGCACTCGGGATCCCGATAGGGCGACGCGGATCGCGGCCGGCCATACCCGCTGAGCAGGTCGTCGAGGCTCAGCCGTCCGCCGCCGTCCGCGGGAGCGGCGATGTCCTCGACCAGGCGCTCCCCGGGCAGGAACGGGTTGCGGATGGTCACCACGCGGAATGTGGGTTGCTCGTTTCGCGGGTCATCGGGCATGTTCGTAGTATCCAGCGATGCGGCGCGCGATGGTCGGGTGGTCGAGGCGTTCGACGCACACCGGGCAATCTTTCAGCACATGGCAAAACCTCGTCAGATCCGGCAGCACCACCCCCAGATGGCTGACCCAAGGGGGCCGCCAGCGGAAGGCCACCACACACCCGGGCCGCGGCCCATCGAGCTCGATCCATCCAGACCGTGCCCGCTCGGCTTCGATCAGACCGGCAATCACGGCATAGTCCCGGACACTCGGGTAGCGCTCCGGCATGTATAGCCCGGCGGCCCGCCGCGCCCCGAGGACCAGGCCATAGCAGTCATAGGCTGCCGGCCCCCGCGCCCCCCATTCGAAGGGCCGGCCCAGGGCGGCATCGATCCAGCGCAGCAGCGCCTGTTCGTCGACCTCATCTTCGTGTCCATTCGTCTTTATTCGTGGTGTGTTCAGCGTCATTGCTGACCTCCTAGACGGCGCGCCAGCCCTTGGAGCTGAGCCCGCGGAAGCCGCCGAACCGCCGCGTGTTGGCGCGGTCCTCGCAATCATCAAAGGTCCGATTGCATGTCGTTTCTCCGCCGCTGTAGCCGCATTCGATCGATTTGAATTCCCACCGGCAGCTTTCGGCGCCGAACCGATGTGGGGGGAACCGCCGGCGCAGGGGGTTGGGCGCCCCGAGGGTGAAGATCAGCCACTCGGCGCTGGCGGAAGTGGAGATCACGCTGTATTCGAGATCGAGCTCGCTCATGTCGAGCTCGAGATACTGGGTGTTGGCCACGTGGATGGTGACCTTGGCCCCCACCGCGCCGTCCAGGTTTTCGATCACTCGGTGGATGACCTTGGTAACGTTGGCGACCTTGAGCTGAACGCTCGGGATCTCGCCCTTGTTGCTGATGTCGGCGGCCTCGATGTCGAAGGGGAAAGCCGTGTAGGTGCGAGCGAGGAAGGTCACATCCTCGTTGTTGGCCACGAAATAATACTTGTGAGAGGCGTCCAATTCGATATCGAGGAACACCAGCCACGGGTCGGCGGTGGCGAGCTTGTTCTTCTTCTTGATGACGTTGGTGGGGAGCGTCAGCATGCGATGCTACACCTCTTCGAGGACGACTTCGAACCGCCATAGGTACACGGAATTCATCATGGTGTAGCGGATCGGTTCCTTGAGCCGGCACGTCTTGACCTCGGAATCGATGGGATGGGTCCAGGTGAAGTCGTCGGCGCCGACCGCCACCTCATCCTCGAAATCCATGAGAGTTTCGCGGTCGGTCTGCGTCATGTCCTCGAACACCAGCCGCCACAGGTACGGAATGCGCGTGGTGCGGGCGCGCGTCTTGCTATACCCCCACTCCGACGTCGAGCGGATGGTGGGATCGAGGGCCTTTTTTTCCTCCCACCCGTGGATGGTGGGGGGGTTGCTCAAACTCGGGAATGCCATGCCCTTTATCCTGTATCAGGCCGGCCGATCACCTGGAGCGCCGCGCCAGCATGGGCTGCATGGCGCGCCACAGGTCGCCGCCCTGGCCGAGGTTTTTCATGACCACCCCGATGATGGCCTTTTCGCCGTCGAAGGCGATGCTGCCCTGTTCGAATTCCACCGCCTGACCGGTATCGTTCTTGACATTGAGCTGCACATGGATGCCGCCCGATCCAGCGCCTCCGCCGCGGGTGACGGCGGCCGGGGCCATTCTCGAGATCGCATCTGAGGCGAGCAGGCTTTTCGATTTCGGGTACTGGCCGGGTAGGCCGCTCACCGGGCTGACCGATTTGCTGAACATACCGGTGATCCAATCCCCCATGAAATTGCTGATGGGGTCCATGACCATCTTCTGGATCATGAGGCGCAGCAGGTCCTGTAGAATCGAGTTGACCATGTCCGAGAAATTGGTCTTGGCGCCGGTGCAAAACGCCACCAGGGCGTCGGTGGCCTTCCGCGAAAAGTCCTGGATGGCGTCGCGCAGCCACTCGTATTTTTCGGC